CGCGGTGGACGGTGACGGTGGGGGACGCGGTGTGAGGGGCACGGCATACAGCTTCACCGGCCTCGAGGAGTTCGCGGCGAAGTTCCCGGAGGTGGTGGGGGCCTCGGCGACGGAGCTGCTGCGGGAGATCCACGCGAGCATGCACGAGCGGCTGCTCGAGCTCGCGCGGGAGGTGTCGCCGGTCGGCACGGCGCGCGCCAGCGGCCGGCCGAGCTTGCGCGCAAGCTGGCGGAGCTACCCGCCGAACCCGCAGAACGCGATCGCGGCCGGCCGGCCCACGAAGGTCGGGGCCACGGCGCCGCACGCGCTGGTCATCGAAGGCGGCCGGCAGATGGCGAAGACCTACAAGCGCCGGCACAAGAGCGGCACCGTCTCGCAGGTGCGCGGGCGCATGGTGGGATCGAAACAGGCTCCGGTCGGGCTGAAAACGCCGATCCTGACGCGCCTGGCGGCCGAAGAGGAGGCGATCGTCGAGGGCGCGATCCGTCGGGTGATGGGGGGCGACGCGTGAGCTACGGCAGCGAGCGGGCGGCGATCGGGGCTCTCCTGGCAACCTTTACCTCCGCGCCGGTGCTCTGGCCGAGCGGGCAGCTCGAGCCGCCGCAGCCGACCTCGCCGCCGGCGCTCCCGGCGGCGTTCGTGAACGTCGAGGTCGAATACTCGGGCGCCGAGCTCGCGGACTTCGCGGGCGGCGTGCGGATCGACGGCGAGGTGGTGTGCGAGGTGTGGAGCGAGCGCCGCGCCGGCGACGATCGGGTGCGGGATCTCGTGGACGCGCTGGTGACGCTTTTCAAGAGCGGCGACGGGAGCGGGGTGCAGTTTCTCGCGCCGCGTCCGTCGGGGGCGTCGGTAACGGACGTTTGGTACGGGCGGGGCCTCCGGGTGCCGTTCGTGCGGTGGGAGGCGTGATGGCCGAAATGCGGCACGTGGTGACGGTGGCGCCGTGGGGCGCCTACGGGCCGGAAACGGTGCTCCGGGTGCTCGAGCCGGGCGAGGCGCCGCCGGAGGGCGCGCGTTTCCCGTTCGGATTCGTGGACGCCGGGCGCGCCGCGCAGCTCGTGGCGGACGGGCTGGCGGAGTGGTACGACGCCGCGGCGCTCGCGCCGGAGCCGGCGGTAACGAAGCCGAAGGCGAAGACGGCCCGGAAGGGCAGGGGGTAGGCCGTGGCAAAGCAAGTGCTCAAGAATCTCGGCCTCTACTACGGGCCGCTCGCTCTCGCGTCGCAGGTCAACCAGGTGGCGCTCGAGGCGACCGCGCCGGAGGTCGACGTGTCCACGTTCGATACGACCGGCTACGCCGAGACGCTCGCCGGGCTGCTCAAGGCGTCGCTGCGATTCGACGGCTTCTGGGACGCGGCCGAGCCGGACGCGTCGGCGTTCGCGCAGATCAGCAAGGCGGACTGGCCGGCCACGGTGGTCAAGCCGGCCGGCACCGTGCCGGCGGTGGCGGACGTGGCCTATTTCCTGCTCGCGAGCGAGTTCTCCTACACGCTCGGCGGGCAGGTGGGCGCCGCGGCGCGGCTCTCGCTGGCGCTCACCGGGGCGGGGGCTCTGCTGCGCGGCACGGTGGCAGACTACCAGGCGGCTGCCGCCGCGAACGGCAGCGGCGCCGGCAGCAACCTCGGCGCCGTCACGGCGGCGCAGCGGCTCTACTACGCGGTGCACGTGGTCGGGGCGAGCGGCACCACGCCGACCCTCGACCTCGTCATCGAAAGCGACGACGCCGACACGTTCGCGAGCGCGACCACGCGGGTGACGGTGGCGCAGTTCAACGACGTCGGGACGGCCTACGGCTCGGTCGCCGGGCCGATTACGGACACCTGGTGGCGGGTGACGCGCACGCTCGGCGGAACCAGCCCGGAGTTCACCTACCTGGTCGCCCTGGCGATCCGGTGACGGAAGAGGAGGAGAGACAGTGGCGAAGAAAGTGGTGAAAGGCGCCTACCTGGCGCTCGGTGCGGGGCCGACCGACTACTCCGCGCAGGTCAAGGGCGCGACGCTGACGATCAGCGGGCCGGAGGTCGACGTGAGTAACTTCGACACTGGCGACTACTCGGAGATTCTGTGCGGGCTGCTCAAGGGCTCGCTGCAGATCGAGTTCGTCAAGGACGCCGACCTCTCGGGCCTCGACGCGGCGGTCTTCGCGGCGCTCGGCTCGACGCTCGCCTTCACGCTGAAGCTCAACGACGCGGCGGTGGGGCCGACCAATCCGGCCTACACGGGCACGTGCGTGATCACGAGCTGGTCGCCGATCGCCGGCAGCGTGGGGCAGGCGTTCTCGGGCTCGGTCACGTGGCCGTGCACGGGCGCGATTCTGCGGGCGACGACGTAAGGAGAGGCCCTGGTGCGGACGAATCTGCAGAGCCGGTTCCTCGCGTTCGATGACGTGCGGCCGATCCCGGACCCGTGGGGGCTCGGGGTCACCTTCCACGTGCGGCGGGAGGGGGCGGCAGCGGTGCAGCGGGTGCTCTCGGAAATCCAACGGCGGAACCCGATCGCGCGGGCGGTGCTCAACGCCACCGCTCGCGCGACGCTCGCCGCCTCGCTCCGTTCCGGTGGCGACCCGGAGGGCGCGGCGAAGGAGGCGCTCGAGCGGGAGGTCGGGCGATTCGAGCTCGCCGATGGCGACCTCGAGGCGCTCGGCGCCGACAGTCTGGCGGGCGTGCTGGCGCGGCTGGCGGGGTGGGAGGGGCTCACCGATCCGGAGGGCCAGCCGATCCCGTACAGCGAGGCCGCGGCGCGGGAGCTCCTCGAGGCGAGCGATTGGGTCGACGACGGCCTTCCTTACGGGGGGCGCGAGCTCGGCAAGGCGCTCTCGGCATGGATCCTCGAGGAGAGCCGGGCGGGTGAGATGTACCGCCGGCAGGTGGTCGAGGACGCGGCGGGAAACTGAGAGGGGTCGTCGAGTGGCAAGCGCGGGTGTGGGCGAAGCTCGACGACCTCGACCGCGAGCAGTTCTCTCGCGCGATGCGGGAGGCGGAGGAGGCGGACGCGACGGCCGGGCGCTTGCGGTCGTGGGCGGAGCGGGCCGCCGAGGTGCTGCATGGGGAGGTTCCTGAGCCGTGGCCGGAGGTGGCCGAGGTGCTCGCCGGGTGGCGGCGCCTCGGCCGCGATGCCAACGGGCAGACGCTCTACGCCGAGCGGCTGGCGCTCCTCGGCGAGCTCGGGCTGACGGAGGCGGGGGAGCGGGAGGCGTGGCAGGCGCTCTTCGACGCGGCAGACGACGAGCTGGCGAAGGCGCGGAAGGCGGAGCTCGAGGCGATGCGGGAGGCGGCGGAGGCCTGAGCCGGTGAAAACGAACGTACAGATCGGCCTCGAGGTGCGCGGGCAGGACGTCGCGCAGGCGGTGGACAGCCTCCGCCGCATCGGCGTTCCGGCCGAGGAGGCCGCGGCGAAGGTCGAGAAGCTCGCCGAGGCGGCCAAGCTCGGCGGCGACAAGATCGCGAAGGCGATGCTCGAGGCCGCGGCGCAGGTGCAGCGGTTCGGGGTGGCGGCCGAGAATGGCTCGACGCGGGCCGCGACCGCGGGCGCCACGGCGGCTTTCAAGATCAACGAGCTCAAGGAGGCGATCAAGGAGGCGCAGGCCGCCGGCTCGCCCGTGGATCCGGACGCGGTCGAGACGCTCCGCCAGCTCGAGGGGGCGAGCGACCAGGCGACCCGGCAGATGGTACGGCTCCGCGAAGCGCAAGACGACGTCAAGAACGCGACGCGCAGCGCGCGGGCCGAGGGCGATCTCCAGCGCGGGCAGATCGGCGACCTCGGCGACCTCCTCGAGACGATCTCGCCGGGCATGGCTAAGGTCGTCGGCTACGGCTCGGCGATGGGCGGGGCGTTCCTCGCCGGGTACGCGGGAACGCGGAAGCTGATCGAAGGGCTCAAGGAGCTGACCGGGATCGACGTCGACGGGTGGGCGCAGCGGTCGCTTTCGGGGATCGCGGATTGGCTTGTGAACCTCGGCCGGAAGCAAGACGAGGCGGCGCTCTCGGCCGAGCGGCTCCGGAACGCGCAGAACATCCTCAAGCATCGCGGCATCGACCCGACCGGGAAGAGCCTCGAGGAGCTCGACCGGCTGCTCGAGGATAACTCGCGGGCGCTGGCCGAGAACAAGGCGAAGGCGCAAGAGGCCGCCGACGCCGCGGCGGAGGCGTGGAAGAAGCGCCTCGAGGCGGTCAAGGCGTGGGCCGCGGCGGAGCTCGACGCGTTCAACGGCGTCACGGCCGGGCATGCGGCGTTCGCGGCCCGGCTCGAGCAGCTCACGCTCGCGATGCGGGCCGGCTACCTGTCGGCCGCCGAGGCGCTCAAGCTGCTTGGGAAGTACGAGACGGAGTGGGGCGCGGCTACGGCGCCGCAGCAGGGCACGCCGGTGGTGGAGGTCGACCCGGAGCCGTTCCGGGAGGTCAAGTCTCTGGTGCTCGACATCGAAACGGCGACGGAGGGCACGCTCGAGGTCATCGAAGCCGCCATCGTCGCGCAGGCCGAGGGCGTCAAGGTCGCGCAAATGACGCGCGAGGAGTGGCTCGACGCGGCGTGGCAGATGTCGGGGAGCATCGCCGCGGTCTTCGGGCAGCTCGAGCGGACGGCCGGCGGCACGTTCGGGAAGATTGCCGGCATGATCGCCGGGCTCGCGCGGTCGGTGCAGGGATCGATGCAGTTCGGCGACAACCTGTCGGCGATGGGGCAGGCCTTCGGCATGTCGCAGGGCGCGGCGAGCACGATGGGCACGATGGGCATGATGTTCGGGATCTACCGGGCGATCTACGACCTCGGGAAGGGCCTGGTCGCCGACCAGAAGGCGCGCCGCTACGCCGACGGCGGGCAGGTCGGAATCGCCGACGGCAACCTTTCCTGGTACGGCGGCTCCACGAAGTTCGGCGGGGAGTTCGCGCGGGAGATGCGCGAGCTCATCGCGAGCATCGAAGACACCCTCGGCGGGGCGTTCGAAGACCTCGCCAAGATTTCGCTCAAAATCCGGAACGACGGGAAGGACGTCCAGGCCTTCGTCGACGGGGTGATGATCGGCAAGTTCCGCTCCGTCGACGAGGCGATCCGGGCGGCGTTCGGGCGGGCGCTGCGCGGCTCCTCGCTGTCGGGCCTCGGCGAGCTGGTGGCGCAGGGGCTCTCGGAGCTGGATTACTCCGGGCTCGACGAGGCGATGGCGAAGCTCGGGCAGCTTCGCGAAATCGCCGAGCTCGACTACGACGACGGGCTCTCCTCGCTGCTCGAGTCGGTGCGCGGCCTCGAGCGGCTGTGGTCGGTGCTCGGCGAGCTCGAGACGCTGACGCCGGCGGTGGCGGCGGGCTTCGCCCGGTTGGCGGCGGCCGAGGCGCAAGCTTGGCAGGATGCGCGGGACGCGATCACGGGGCGCGAGCGCACGGCGGAAGAGGAGCGGGCGTACCGGGAACGGCAGGCGCAGATCTTCAACGCCGAGCTCGCATTGCGCAAGGCCGAGCTCGAGCTGCGGCGCTGGGAGCTCGCGCAGGAGATCGATCTCCTCCGCACCCGAGCCGAGATCGCGCGGGCCCGCGGCGAGCTCGGGCTCTCCGAGGAGCGGATCCGCCGGGGTGAGCTGGTGCGACAGGGCGAGGTGCTCGGGGCCGAGCTGTCGATGCGCTCCGACTACTTGCGGGCGCTCGGATCGCTTGCCGAGGGCGAGGCCAGGGTCCGGCAGGCAACCCTCGAGGTCGGGAAGACGGCCGTCGAGGCGCAGATCGAGCTGCTCGAGGCACAGCTCGCGGCGCTCGACCAGCTCCTCGCGGCGCTGCCGACATCGATCGATCTGGGCGAGATCCGCATCCCGAACCTGGGCGGAGTGGATGTGTCCGCCGGCGGAGGTGGCGATCCCCTGGGCGACTTCCTGCGCGAGGTGGCCACGCTGTCGCGTTCGCTCCTGCCGCCCGCGGCGCGGCAGCTCGCGGAGCTGAACCTGCAGTTCGAGGAGCTCGTTGCCCGGGCTCTCGAACTGGGGGTCTCGACCGAAGAGCTCGACCGGATCTACGGCGAGATGCTCGCCGCGCTCCAGGCCGAAACGCGGAAGCCGTGGCAGGAGATCCTCGCGGGCAACGGGCCGCAGGCCGATTTCGACCGGATCATCCAGGCGATGATCGCGGGATTGCAGGACTACTTCGATCTCGGCCTCGATGGGACCGAGGTCATGCAGGCCGCGGCGGTGCAGCTTGCGGCGCTGCGGGATTCGATCCTCTCGTCGCTCTCGCCCACCTACGCGATGCAGATGCAGATCGACGCGCTGGCAGAGCAGATCGACTTCCTGCGGACCAACATGGAAGCTCTCGGGCTCTCGGCCGCGGATCTCGACGCCATCCTGGGCGAGCTTCAGCTTTCGAACTACCTCTCGCTGGCCGAGCGGATGGCGGGCTACCTGGACGACCAGGGTCTCCTGATGGAGCTCGAACAGCTTCGCTGGGAGCTCGAGCGGGCCAACCTGCGCATGCAGATGGACCTGCTGCTCGAGGCCGGGGCGCTGAGCGAGGAGCAGTACGAGCGCCTCGTGCGGATCTGGGACCGGCTGCCGGATGCTGCCCCGGCAGGGTTCGGGTCCGGGCGCGGTGGGCGCGGCAGTTCGCCGGAGAGCAAGGTCTTCTCCGACGCCGTGGACCGGTTCCGGCGGGCGACCGAGCAGCTCATCGCCTTCCAGCAGGATCTGCTGCTCGGCCCGCAGTCGGCGCTGTCGCCCGAGGAGCGGTTCCTGGAGGCGCAGCGCCGGTATCAGGATGTCTACCAACGGGCGCTGGCTGGCGATCTGGATGCCCGCGAGCAGTTCGCACAGGTGGCGCGCGACTACCTCGACGCGGCGCGCGACTTCTTCTCGTCCTCCGAGAGCTACGCCCTGATCTTCGAGCAGATCCGCCGGGCGCTGGAGGTCCTGATCGGGATGAGCCCGCCGTCTGGCGGGTTCGGTGGCGGCAATGCTGGTAGTGGTGGCGGTAGTGGGGGCGGGGCCTACCCGGTGATCCCGTGGAGCCCGCCGAGGGGCAGCGTCGTGATCCCGGGGGGCGACCCGTGGCCGTGGTACACCCCGTCGCCGTTCCCGCCTGGTATCGGGACCCCACCGGCGCCACCGACCCCGCCGGGCATCGACCCGAGCACGGGCAAGTTGGCAGACGAGATCCGCAACAGCGGACAGTCGCAGGCGCGGGGCACGGAGCTGCTTCGGCGCGAGCTCGAGACCATGCGCGAGTCCCAGGCGGAGCAGCTGGACGAGATCCGCCGCCTGAACACGACGTTGACGCGCCGGGAGGCTCAGGCGCCACGGAGGAGTAGCGCGGCATGATCCCTGGAGTCACGGCGATTGGCGAGGTAGCGATCAGCGAGCTGCCCTTCGCGTATTCGCAGGCGCACCCCAACCCGCTGACCGCAGTGCTGGCCAATCCTGCGGCGGAGCTGATCTATGCCCTGGAGGCTGATGCGCTGCCCGCCGAGAGGCAGTGGCTGCGGTTCACGCACGACGGCGGAATCGGCACCGTAACATCCGGCTTCCTTGCCCCTCTGACAGATGGCAGCTACTCGGTGTCCGTGCGCTTCCGGCTGAACAAGATCGTCCCTGGGACCTGGCAGATGCTCGGCCCCAGGGCGTCTGCTGCGTTCTCCCCGACCGCGCCCGTGACGTTTCGCGTCGCCCCCGGCACGACACGGCTGGAGTGGGCGCACGGGGATGCACTGGTGATCCCGATGGGTGAGCTGGAGCTCGGGCGCTGGTACGTTGCCACCGTCTCGGCGGTCAAGATCGAGGAAGAGCTGTTCCGCATTCACGCATACGTAGGCGGCGCTCCGGCGGGTGGCGAATCGGGCTGGGGGCTGGATCTCAGCCTTGGATTTGTCGCGTGGGGCTCACAGGAACCACCCGGTCCGGGTCCGAGTGAGGCCCCCTCCTACGTGGACGTGGCGCGCACCCGGGTCTGGCGCGCCGCGCTTTCTCCGGCCGAAGCTCTGGCCGACGCGCTCGGCGAGGAAGTACTCCCGGGCGAGCTGATCCATGCGAGCGACTGGAGTGACGGGGCCGGCCCCTTCGTCTCTTGCACCGTGGGCCCTCCGATGACCCGCTCTTTGCAGGGCACGGAGTGGGGGGCAGACACGGCCGAGGGCGAGACGATCTATCTGGCGTCTCGCGACTACCGCACGGGGGCCGAGGACACGCCGGCGCACACGCAGTTCCCTGCGCGCCTGTCTGTCCCCTACTCGGCGGAGTCCTCCATCCTGGAGAACGGTACGCCCACCGCGGGTGGGTCGGCCTCCCTGGGCGTCGTCGAGATCGTGAACACGGACGGCGCCTGCGACAACCTGGCGGCCTCCTCCTGGTACGGGCGGCGCCTCGAGATCAAGGTCGGGACGCGAGCGATCCCGTACCAGGAGTGGGCGACGGTGTTTCGGGGTGCGGCCGAGGGGCTCTCCTGGGATTACGACCGGCTCACCCTCGCGCTGCGCGCTCCCTCTGCTGGCCTTGCCATCCCGGCCCAGGCCGCGCGCTATGACGGACGTGGGGCCTGTCTGCGCTTCGACGGGGTGGACGACTACGCCACCGGCTCGCTGGCCGCCGGTTTTCTGGGCTCTCGCACCTTCGAGGCGTGGGTCCGTCCGCTGGGGTTGCCGAGTGCTATTGCCGGGATGCTCGTCGCCACTGGGGGCAGCACGAACGCCGGAGCGTTGTACTGCTTCCTCTCCTACAACGGCCGGTTCGGCGCTCGTCTCGTGAAGTTTGGTCTCGATCCGGGAGTTTCCGCGGGCGGCGGACAGGCCGTCCTGGGCCGCTGGCACCACGTTGCCGTCGTCTACGACGAGACGGCGGGCTCTCTCGTGGTCTATCAGGACGGGCTGCCCATAGCTGCCATCGAGGTCCCCTTCCAGCCGGTCACCGGTCCGACGGCGGTCAACCTGGGGCGCAACGTGGCCGGGGCGCAGTTCTTCGAGGGCGAGATCGACGAGGTCCGGCTCTGGACGCGCGCCCGGACGGCCGCTGAGATCCGAGGGGACATGCACCGCCGCCTGACCGGAGTCGAGGCGGATCTCGCGCAGTACTGGCGCGTGGACGAGGGGACCGGCAGCACGCTCGCGAACGCGGTCACCGGCGGGGCGTCCCTGTCCGTTTCCGGTGCGATCTGGGTTGGCACCAACGAGGGGCTGGAGAGCGTCGCCGGGCGTCCCAAGCCTCTGGTGTATGGCCGGGTCAACCACGTGGAGCCGGTGCTGCTCGATCCGGCAAAGCTCGTCTACCAGGTCCATGACGGGCCGATTCAGTCCGTGCTCGGCGTCTACGACCAGGGGGTCGGACTGACCGCGGCCGGCGACAGCGGCGACATCTACGCCACCGCCCCGGACCCCGGCAAGTACCGGACCGACCGCTCGCGCGGCCTGCTGCGCCTGGGTTCCGTGCCTGTAGGGCCGCTTACCGTGAGCCTCGAAGGGGACGCCTCGGAGGGCGGCTATTCCGCCGCTGTCGGGGAGATCCTGCGGCGGCTGGCGCTGCGCGCCGGACTGACGCCCGAGCAGCTCGACGAAGGGAGCTTCGCTGCCCTCTCGGCAGCGCGGCCGGGCGTCATCGGCTACGTGGTGGCGGAGTCGGCAACGGCGGAGCAGGCGATCTCGGAGATCGCCGACTCCGTGGGAGCGTACTGGACCTATACGCGCGGGGGGCTGCTATCCGTGGGCGTGGTCGAGGGGCCGGGCACCGCGGTCGCCGAAATCACCGAGGCCGACATCGTACTCGGGACGCTGGAGCGGCTCCCTGCGCCAACCCCTGTGCAGCGCTGGCGCATCGCCTACGGTCGGGTGCATCGGCCGCATGCTGCGAACGAGATCGCGGGCTCGGTCTACTCCGGGGCTCCTTCTACATGGCTGTACCTGCAGTCCGAGTGGCGGTGGACAGTCGCGGAGGCGCCGGGCCTCGGGGCAGAGGCGCCCACGGCCGACGAAGTCCTGGTGCATTCCTGTTACGCCTACGAGGCCGACGCGCGCGCCGAAGCGGAGCGGCGACTCGCGCTCTACTCGGCCCCGCGAGACGTCTTCTCGATGGGGCTCACGAAGTATCGCCACCAGCTCGACATCGGGCAGACGGTGACACTGCGCCTCTCGCGCTACGGGCTGACCGCCGGCAAGCAGATGGTGGTCGTCGGCTGGGCCGAGGACGCGACGAGCGGGGAGATGCGGGTGACGCTGTGGGGGTGACGAAGTGGGTGGTACGCGCCGAAGTGCTGCTCGGCGATCAGGACGCGGACGAGGTGGGGCGCGAGATTGCCGCCGCCGTCGCCCCTGCCGAGATCACCGCAACACAGGTCATGCCGATGGAGGGGGGCGGGCGGATCTGGGGTGGGACGTGGGAAGCCCCGGCGCCTGGCCTCCAGCTCCACGTCTGGGCCTCGTTGCAGGCGTTGCTCACGGATCGGGGATGGGCCGGGTCGCTCGCCTTGCACGAATGCCGGCCGGGAGAGTCGTGTCGCAACGAGACCTATCGCGAATGGAGGAGGACGAGTGGATGAGCTGCTGATTCTGACTCCGGAGGTAAGTGATGCCGCCGCAATCCTCCCCTTGGCGTCCGGAAGCACGCCCGGGTCGATGGGGGTGGGGAACCTCTTGCGCATGCAGCCATCCGATGTGTGCCGCTGGACTGACCCCGCTCTGGCCGGCTGCTACCTCGACCTCGGGGGCCTGCGACCGGTGGATACGGTCTGGCTTGGCTATCACGGAGCGCGCCCGTCTGCGCCAAGCTCTGCGTGGAAGGTGCAGAGCGCCGACTCGCTCGACGACCTGATCGACGAGGCTCCGAGCTTCGACTCGGGCTGGCTGCCGATGCCCAGCGCTGACCCGGACCTCTACGACGGGCGCACGCACGAGCTGTTTCGCCTCCCCGCCGAGGTCACAGCCAGGTTCTGGGCGATCCGCTTCGACTTCCCCAGCTCCGAAGACGCCTTGCCAAGTGGCTACTTCGAAGCCGGACGCCTCGTCCTCGGGCGCGCCTACTGCCCCGCCGCCGGGGTGGAGTACGGCGCGCAGCTTGGCGTGTCGGAACAACCGCAGGAGCTGCAGAGCGAGGGCGGGCAGGTCTATCTGCGCGGCAGGGCGAAGCGACGCTGGATGCGCTTGTCCTGGGCGGCCGACTCCGAGCAGTCCGCCCACGACGATGCGCTGCGGCTCGCGCGGCAACGCGGGGCCTCCCGCGAGATGGTCGTCTGTTCGAAAGCCAACGGCTCTCCGGCCGCGGTGATGGCGCGTACGGTGTACGGCGTCGCCGATGAACCCCTGCTCGTGAGCATCCTTGGATACAACACCTTCACCGTCGACCTGACGGTCCGGGAGATCCCCTGATGGCCCTGAAGATGCGCGATCGCGTGAAAGAAACCACCACGACCGTCGGGACCGGCGCCTATACCCTGGGCGGCGCCGCGACCGGTTTCCGCGCGTTCAGCGCGGTCCTCGCGAATGGTGATACCTGCTACTACGCCTGCACGGACGGCGTGAACTGGGAAACGGGGCTCGGAACCTATACCCACTCCATCAATGGGCACCAACTCGCGCGAACAAGCATCTACGCATCGAGCAACTCCGGGAGCGCGGTCAGCTGGAGCGCCGGGACCCGCGACATCTTCCAGTCCTACCCGGCAGAGGGGCTACTCTTCACGGCCAACAACCTCTCGGAATTGAGCGGTACGCGGACGCTCGTCCTGGCCAACCTCGGGCTGCTCCCGGGCTCGCAGAGCGGTGGCGCGAACGGGCAGGTGGTCCGCCTCTCGTCGGCCAACGCCTGGGTCGCTGCTTCCCGGACCGACACCGTGGACCAGCTCGTCGGCCTGATGTTCCGGCAGGGCAACGCTTACTGGCCGCCGGGCTCGGTGATCACCGGGCTTTCTGGCCTGACCGCAGGCGCTGTCTACTACCTCTCGACCAGCGGCGCAATCACCACCGTTGCGCCAACCCCGTCCGGCAGCCTTCGCCGCGTGGTGATCGGGAAGGCCATCTCCACCACTGCGCTGCTTTTCTGGCCCGGGACGCCCATCACGGGGTAACGCAATGCCGCAGATCCTTCGCCCCAACGGCACGCTCCAGACCGACTTCTGGCGAGTCTCCGGGACCGGCAGCGCCGTGTTGCATCCGGCCATCAACGAGGTAGACCCGGACGACGCGACTTCAATCCGGTGTCCGAACCCGGGCGGTGGGCTGCACTGGGACGAGCAGACGGCGAAGTTCTCCCTCCCTCCGGCCGATGAGCCCGCGAGAAGGACCTCGCATGCCGTGTTCCTCCGTCTCTGGCGCCGCCCGGATGCAGATTGGCAGCATCCAGGATCGACGGCCAGTTTCAAACTCACTCTGAAGGGTGGAAGCTACGAGCACGACTTCTACGGTACGGCGCCTCCAGACCCGACAGCCTTGCAGTTCACAGTGCCGGAGGCACAGGCGCGAGACTTCG